ACCCAGAACCGCTCAAGATCTACGGGGTTCCTCGCGGAGGCATTCCCGCGGCGCTGATGATCGCGACTGCCATCGAAGAGATCGATAGGCACTGCATCTGGCCGGTGTTGGTTGAGGATCCCGCCGAGGCTTCAATCATTGTTGACGATCTGATTGACTCGGGGGCCACCAGAGAACGCTTCAGTGACAAACCATTCTTTGCTCTCCTCGACAAAAATAAGGCCAACCTGCACGGGACTTGGATTTCGTTTCCGTGGGAGCGGATGCAGAATGAGACCGGAGCCGAGGACGCCGTTGTGAGGTTGATCCAGAATATCGGTGACGACCCAACCAGAGAAGGATTGCTAGAGACCCCTGCCCGGGTAATTAAATCTCACGAAGAGCTCTTCGGAGGCTATGGCAAAAACCCTGCTGATGTAATGAAGGTCTTCACCGATGGAGCCTGCGACGAAATGGTGATTGTCAAAGATGCCGAGTTCTTCTCGACATGCGAACACCACATGATACCTTTCCACGGCAAGGCTCACATCGCCTACATCCCCAACGGCAAGGTAATTGGTGTCAGCAAGATGGTTCGGTTGTTAGAAATCTTCAGTCGGCGCTTACAGATCCAAGAGAGGATCGGCGAACAGGTCACCTCTGCTTTGATGGAGCACTTACAACCCAAAGGCGCCGCTTGCGTGCTGGAAGCCAAGCACCTTTGCATGACCGCCCGCGGGGTGAATAAGCAACACTCAGTGATGGTCACTTCGTCGCTTAAGGGAGTCTTTCTGGACAAGCCGGAAGTGAGGGCTGAGTTCTTTGCAATGGTGAATCGATGAAGATCTACTATGGCGGAGGTTATGCCGAGTTCACAGCTCGTCCTGAGTGTCATTGCCCAGATGGGTGTGATGTGATGGTTTCGTTCTGGGATAACGTGCTCAATTCAGGACCCAATACAAAAACTTTCAAGTGGACGAAAGAAATAGAGCGCCATCGAAGGAAGCAAAGACGAATGGCAAGACAAAACAAAAACGGACGCACCCTACCTGACGACTCCGAGATCAACTGCAACTCGTTGTTTTATGACTCGGGCTCGTTTAACCTCCGCAAGCGCTCGTGGGACTATGCCAAGGAGCATCGAGGAGACTGGAAAGGATTCTACGATACCGATGAGTTCTGGGAATACATGGAGTCGTATGCTGCCTACATCTTGAAGAACAAGTCTGGTATTGACATCCATGCTAACATCGATGTTATCCCCGACCCCGAACTCTCTTGGCGTAACCTAAAATGGCTGGAAGCAAAGGGTCTAAACCCTCTACCAGTCATCCATCTAGGGACCAGTGTTAAATGGTTGCACCGCCATCTAGACGAGGGCTATGACTTCATCGGGCTGGGAGGGCTTGTCGCCTCAGGAGGAATCGGCAACAACTCTTATGCTCGTAAGTGGTGCGACCGGATGTTCGAAACCATCTGTGATACTAACGATCGTACTCCTTCTATTAAGGTTCATGGGTTCGGGTTGACCGGTGCTATCGCTCGAGTCTACCCCTGGTATTCTGTCGACTCAACTAGATGGGTTATGGTGGGTTCATTTGGTGCCCTGCTTGTGCCCCGAAAAACAAAGGGCGTTTATAACTTTGATCTGAAGCCGCGGGAAGTGTCGGTCACTGTTGAGGGACTGGGTGCGAATATGCAAATGAACCGAGTACATATCTCACACCTCAAACGACGAGAACGAGAACTATTTGATGAGTGGCTGGACTTCATTAAAGTCCCTCTAGGAGTTTCGAAAGGCGAGGAAGTCATCGAGGAGGGTGTGACCAATAATCGTCGCATGAGGATCTTGGCTGGCATTCGATACTTCGAACACTTCAAAGCAAGTCTTCCTGAGTGGCCGTGGCCCTGGAAGTCGAAACGAGGGAAAGGATTTGGACTGTGCTAATCTTTTTCAGCAGCAATCAGTATGAATACCCTGCCGACCCAGAGTGCGTCCTAGATGACGGGGCCGACATCATGGTGAGTTTTGCCGACGTAGACAGAGGAGGAGGCAAAGCTCCCGACCGCCACACCCAACTCCTAAAACACAGAAGGAGACGTAAACGTGAGGACCGAAAAAGGAACTCGGACCGAGTGGACTCTGTCAAAGAATAATCAACTGATGTTGTGCTTCTTTATTGGTCTCCCTCTACAATCCACCCGCCGCCGACAAGGGTTGACAGAGATTTGCGGGACCAATGTCAAAGGGGTAGATCGCCAACTCTACAAGATCGTGCAGCGATATACCAACGATGGGCAGCGCCAGCCGCCCGCCATCGGTCTGGGAGATTGGGAGCGAGAAAGCTTTGACTGGAGCCCTGCCGATTACTGGGTACTATTCACTGCTTCGTCTCCCGTCGGCTTTCGTCATGGGGCATGGGACACTGAGCATTTGTCTCACTGCATGGGAAGGCGTGAGGTAAGCATAAACGTCAAGATCGGCTCTCTGCTTACTGAACACAAAGGATTCGGCTTGATATCAGCAGATACGAAAGAAGCCGAAGCCAAACTGATTCACAGCATCCTTGAGAATCGAGTCGGGAACATCACTAAACGAATTGACCTAGTTTGCAAATAGAATGGAAGGTATTGCTATGCAACGAGTAGAACGAGCTTTGCTGTTGTCTGAGTTGGAGTCTGTCACTCCCGGTATCTCAGCTCGCGATTTGATGGAGCAATCTACTTGCTTCGTATTTCGTGATGGGTTGGTACACACCTTCAACGACGAGATTGCCTGCTCTCACGAATCGTCGCTGGAGGATATCGAGGGGGCGGTCAAGGCCGACCGCTTGCTTCAACTCCTACGCAAGCTGGAAGAGGACCACGTTGATATCGATCTGCAGGAAGGAGAACTGATCGTCTCCGGTAAGAACAAGCGGGCCGGCTTGCGTCTCGACGAAGAGATCCTTTTGCCCATCGATGATGTAGAGGAGCCCGACGAAAAGGATTGGCATGACCTGCCTCAAGTCTTCGGTGAGGCGGTCGGGGTAGTTGAGAGCTGTGCTGGGAGCGATGAGTCACAAGAGCTACTCACTTGCGTTCATATCGCTCCTAAGTGGGTGGAGGCAACTGACAACTATCAGCTCGCCCGTTTCGATCTGAAGACCGGCTTCAAAAAGGACTGCTTAGTAAAGGCGTCCAGCATCAAGCACATTCAATCTCTTGGTATGTCTCAGTTCGCCGAGACAAAGTCCTGGATTCACTTCCGCAATGATACCGGTCTGCAGCTGTCGTGCAGGAGATATCACGAAAAGTATCCTGACATAGGCAAGCTGATGGACTTTGATGGCGATCCCCTCACTCTACCAATGGCCTTGAAGGATGCCATTGGTAGGGCTTCGGACTTCTCGGCAGAGAATGTTGACGACAATCAAGTGACTGTGAAGATCGACGGTCGCAAAGTCAAGATAAGGGCAGATGGGTCGGCGTCTTGGTATGAGGAGAGCAAGAGGCTGGAGTATGATGGTCAACCGCTAAGCTTTCGCATCAGCCCGAAACTGTTGACTATGATCCTTGAAAAGCATCGTGAGTGTGAGTTGAGCGAGGATCAACTCAAGGTTGAGACGAGTTCGTTCGTTTATGTGACCTGTCTTGGCAAGGTGGACTGATGCGATGAAGTTTCCCTACTTGAAATGCGGTGACTCCGAAGACGAACTATCAAAACTCGAAGATGGACTAGTAGACCTTACGGTGACATCACCGCCCTACGATAGTCTCAGAGAGTATCACTCAGATAGCCTAGAGTGGGGACCATCAAAGTGGGAGGCCATACTAGATCAGCTCTTTCGAGTGACTGCAGTCGGAGGAGTGGTTGTCTGGATCGTGAACGATGCTGTAGTGAATGGAAGCAAAACAGGATCTAGTTTGCGTCAAGCTTTATTTGCTCAGTCAATAGGGTTCAGAATCCACGATTATATGATCTGGTGCAAGCCATCGTTTAGACTTCCTGACTCAACCAGATATCATCCTGCCACCGAGTTTATGTTTGTGTTCAGCAAAGGTAAACCCAAGACCATCAACCTCATAAAGGACAGACAAAACAAAACAGCTGGGGCTCGACTGGTAGGCTCTCGCAGAAGCACCGACGGATCGTTACTCAATGTGAAAACGGAGAAAAGCGTAGAAAGGCATGGCATTAGACTCAACTGGTGGCTTATGACTATGGATTCCTTATCTTCAAAGCATAAGCACCACGCTCCATTTCCATTAGATCTTGCCGGCGATCACATCAAGACATGGTCTAAGAAAGGAGACATAGTGCTCGATCCTTTCCTAGGCAGCGGCACAACAGGAGTTGCTGCCTTGCTTAATAGTCGCAAGTTTATCGGCTTTGAACTTGACCCTACTTTCTTTGATCGAGCTAAGGAGAGAGTAGAAACAAGAGGCAGACGAACTGCTGTGCAGCAGAAGGACACTAAAGAAGGGTTCGGTCTGATATGATGCAAGGGTTTTTCAAGACCTCCGAGATCACGACCAGTCTGAAGCAAACGACCATTGCTAAGTGTGGTCAATGCGGTCTGCACAGGTCGTGCCAATCTCCAAAGATGCCGATCTCCGGCGATGGAGAAAGAGGCATCTTGATAGTCGGCGAGGCTCCTGGTGAGAATGAGGACCGAGTCAATCGGCCTTTCGTCGGGGCAGCAGGTCAAGAGTTAAGGCAACAGCTGCGGAGAAACGGAATCGAACCCGATCGTGATTGCTGGATCACTAATGCTATCATTTGCCGCCCAAAGGACAATGCTACTCCTAGTCCATCGCAGATAGGAGCTTGCCGAGCCAACTTGATGAAGGCAATCAAAGAACTACAGCCTCACTTGATTATTCCGTTAGGCTATGTAGCTGTCAAAGGGTTGATACCTTTGCTTTGGAAAGATGATGTGAGTGGCGTTACCGAATGGGCGGGCTGGAAGATCCCAGCTCAGAAGTTCAATGTCTGGGTCTGCCCCACCTACCACCCATCTTTCCTGATGAGGATCCGCGAGAAGAACGCCACCCCTGATCTTCTGTTTAGTAAGCACATAGAGGAGGCAGTGAGGCTTGAAGATCGGCCATGGGATAAGGCGCCAGACTTTGAGTCTCGAGTCCGAAGGATCTACGATCACGAAGAGGCTCGGTATGCTATTGCGGAGCTCAACGAAGAGTGCAACGGAAGGACTATCGCTTTCGATTACGAAACCAATATGCTCAAGCCTGAGTCTAGTGAGGCGAGAATAGTGTCGTGCTCTATCAGCAATGGAGATACGACCATCGCTTATCCTATGGTGGGTGGCACAATCAAAGCCACTAAGCAAATACTTCGAAACCCAACTGTCAAAAAGTGGGCTCACAACATGAAGTTCGAAGACCGCTGGTCGCGAGCTATTCTAGGGTGCGAAGTACGGGGCTGGGATTATTGCTCTATGGTAGGAGCCCATTGGCTAGATTGTAGGAGGGGTATCACTTCACTCAAGTTTCAGTCATTCGTCCGACTCGGCATGCCAGCTTATGACGATCACATCTCACACCTACTCAAAGGACCACCTAACAAACCAAACAGGATAGACGAAATCTCGTTGCGAGACTTGTTGCTTTACAATGGACTGGATTCGCTACTAGAATTTCTGGTGGCCGAACATCAAAGGAAGGAGCTCGACCGATGTTAGTTTTAGGGCGGAAGAAAGACGAGAAAATCATTATCACCACGGCAGGAGGAGAAAGGATCGAAGTCGTAATACTGAAGAACAAAGGATCTAAAGTTTCTGTTGGTATCAAGGCGCCTTTGTCTGTGACTATCCAACGGGAAGAACTGGAGGTGAAAGCCGATGCTGTCTAGCTATTATGTCAAGAGGGCCATCAAAAGCGAAGCCCCACCCACAACAGAACTCAAGGGTCGTCTGATAAAGATGACTCGAGTTGTGCATGCCATCTTTGGTCTAATGACAGAGGTGGGTGAGTTTACCGACATCTTCAAGCGTCACATCTTCTACGGAACGGAGATTGACCGAGTGAGAGTCGAGGAGGAACTTGGTGATATCTTCTGGTATATCGCCATCATTCTCGATTTCTTTGGGCTTGACGCCGGTCACATCATGGGAAAGAACTTGAACAAACTACAAGGAAAGAAAGGCAGGTATAAGAAAGGATTCAACGAGGAAGAAGCGACCAACAGAGACTTGGATCAGGAGTATGCTCAACCAAAGGTGTTGAGCCTCACGACGACCAATTCTACTTTTGCCGAATTTGCAAGTCTCCACTCAACGCAAACCATCCTCCAAAGATCTGCCCCGACTGTGGCTCCTTTTTGAATACCGCCAATGGCGTAAGCACAAATGATCCCACTGAATAACGACGCCTACCGCTTGATGCACGAAGGGTGCTTAGCACTTAGCGAGGTAGAAGCAAATGGTCTTCGCATAGACGAAGATCGCTTGAAACAAAACCTCGCTAAGTGTGAGAGAAGAGTCGCCCGGGCTGAGCGTCGCATAAAGTCAGACCCCCGCTGGAAGACCTGGCAAAAGAAGTTCGGCCAGAAAGCCAGCCCGGGTTCTCGCGATCAGCTGGCGGCAATCCTATTCGAAGGCAAGGAAGTAGATCCTTCGATGCGGACGAAGAGCGGTAAGCTATCAACCAAGGATGAGGTGCTATCTACTTTCAACGATCCCCTTGCTCAATCGTTTGTCGAAGCAAGGAAGTTCGAGAAGTTGGCTAACACCTATTTGAAAGGAACCCAAAGAGAAACAGTTGATGGCTTCTGTCATGCAGTTTTTAACTTGCACTTTGCCATATCCTATCGCTCGTCAGTAGATTCGCCCAGTCTTCAGAACCAACCCATTCGTGATCCAGAGATGGCAAAGTGGATCAGGTCAATCTACATCGCCAGAAAGGATCACCGCTTAGTAGAAATTGACTTCGGTGGAATCGAAGTCAGGACCGCTGCCTGCTACAATCACGATCCGGTACTCATCGAATACATCTGTGACTCTAGCAAAGATATGCACAGAGACATGGCTGCTCAGTGCTTCTGTTGTGAGCCAGACCAAGTCACAAAGCCGATGCGTCACTGTGGTAAGAATATGTTTGTCTTCCCACAGTTCTATGGCGACTGGTATAAGTCCTGTGCTGCTGCTATGTGGAAGGCCATCGGTGACCTAGATATCCACACCGCAGACAACCATCCTCTGAAGTCTTGGCTGCGAAGTCAGGGCATAAAAAGCTTTGATAAGTTTACGTCGCACATCGAAAAAGTAGAGTATGACTTTTGGAAGCGCCGCTTTAAGGTCTACGATCAGTGGAAGGTCTCGTGGTGGGAAGCCTATCAAAAGCAAGCCTACTTCGATAGTCTGACCGGCTTCAGATACCAAGGAGTGTTCGACAAAAAGAATACCATCAACTATCCTATTCAAGGCTCAGCGTTTCATTGCCTGCTATGGAGCCTGATCCGATTGCAAAGGTGGTTGAAGAGAAACAAGATGCGAAGCAAGATCGTGATGCAAGTTCACGATTCAATACTAATCGATGTTCACAAAGATGAGTTCGATTATGTTGTTGCCAAAGCCAGAGAGATAATGCAAGAGCGACTCGCTCGAGCGTGGGGCTGGATTATCGTGCCCCTAGAAGTTGAGGTTGAAGCCAGTCCTGTTAATGGCAGCTGGCTGGAGAAGGAGGTTGTGAAATGACTGTAGTGCTAAAGAATTGGTGGTGCCCCAAGTGCAAAGAGTGGCGAGCATCAGCCGATCTTAATGAAGCTCGGAGATGCTCAGTATGTAACGAAAGAGCTTCATTCGAGGAGTTTCGCCCGACTCAATGTTCGTTTCGTTGCGATCTTGAACCGACCCCTAGAATCGATTCTCCCGCGCTGGACGATAAACAGGGCTGAAATCCCCTGGATTGAATTAACTCGCGGGAGAATCGATTCTAGCCCCCTTATTTTCGATGTCTGAAGAGAAAGGAAACCATGACTCACGAACTCTACAAAATCTACCGGCCGGACTGCTGGGAAGATTTGATCGGTCAAGATGAAGTCGTCAAAGCAATTCAATCAAAGAAGCAAACTCCTCACTGCTTGCTTCTCACTGGACCATCAGGGGTCGGCAAGACCACCATCGCCCGAGTATTGAAAACAGAACTCAACTGCTCAGACATTGACTTCCGCGAAGTCAACTGCGCTGACTTCAGAGGGATCGATACAGTCAGGAAGATCCGCAGCGATATCTCACTCGCTCCCCTCGGCGGCGATTGTCGTATGTGGGTGATCGACGAATGCCACAAACTGAGCAATGATGCTCAGAACGCCTTCCTCAAAATGTTCGAAGATACGCCAGAGCACGTTTACTTTGTGCTGTGTACTACGAACCCAGAGAAGCTAATTGATACGATCAAAACCCGGGCCACCAAACTGCAACTAAAAAAGATTGCTATTGACAAGCTTTGCATCTTGGTCAAGGAAGTAGCTGAAGAGGAAGACGCTCCCATATCCGACACAGTCGCCGAACTCATAGCCGAAGCAGCCGACGGGTCTGCAAGGGAAGCTTTGGTCTTGCTCGAGCAAGTTATTGATCTGGATGACGAGCACGAAATGATCGAAGTGATCTCTTCTCCTACGGTCAAGACCAAAGCAAATGAACTCATCGGATTATTGCTGCGATCCAAACCCAAGTGGTCTGACGTGGCAGATTATTTGCAAGGGGTCAACGAAGAGCCTGAGTCTATCCGCTGGATGATGTTAACTGTTGCTATGAACACCATGCTCAAGAACCACAAGCTGGCTCCTCGATGCGCTCTCATACTCGAAGCATTCGGCGATAACTTCTTTGACTCAAAGAAAGCCGGATTGACTCTTGCTTGCTGGGACGTAGTATCTTCGGGAGGATAAAATCGCTCGCCATCGTTTGAATATAAGAAGGAAAGTTTTCGATCTGTGCGGGGTCTACTTAGGTTAGGAAGGAGGTGCGAGATGCTTCGCGGTAATGTCCTGTGGTAGGGAGAAAGCATTGCCAAGGCGGGGTAATCTCAGGAGAGCTCTGCCCCGTCCTTTTACTTTAGAAAGAACTGCCATGAGCAAAAAACCAAACCAAGACATTCGACAAGCCGCCCAAGACATTCTAGCCATTGATAAGACCCGACTTGACGAAGAGTGGTTGAATCAACACAAGCTCTTTTTCAAGTGGTCTTGTGATCTTGCAGACGCTGAGAAAGACATATCGGCGTTGCATCGGGAACTGAAGATCGCCCGAGCTGAAGCCGACTACGAAATCCGATCGGGCTCCTCATCCAAACCGACCGAGGCTCAGATCAAGTCGGAAGTTGAAATGGACGACGAAGTATGCCGAGTTGAGTCGGCTATTATCAATGCGAAGCATCGGGTTGATGTACTCAAAGGAATGGCTACCGCTTTGATGGATCGCCGTCGAGCTCTCGAAAATGCAGTCACTCTGCACGGACAACAATACTTCTCCAGCCCCAGATCAGCCGATGCGTCCACCATGAAAGACCAGATCGATACCGCTCGCACGCGTCGTAACATTCGCCCTATCAAACGAAAGGCGAAGGAATGAGTTCTAGTGAAGTGTTCGTGCTGATGCTTGTGGCATCAGTGCTCATACCGATTGTCGTTTACTACTCCGTGAAGTTAGGAACGTATGCCAAACTGCGTTCCGTAGAAAGGTTCCTAGGAGGCTACTATGGTCAGAGGAAAAAGGTCAGAGAGGAAAGAGAAGCGAGCAAAGGTCCAGTCAGCCAAGAGAATGGTTGACAACAGCAAGGGAGGATATTCCGGCACGGCGATTGAATTGCCAGAAGGAGTTGACTTCTACAAGTATCGACCCGGCCGCCGAGTTATCGATCTTGTGTCCTACGAAACCGGTGAAGGAAACCCCAACGCCGACCCCGGGATGCTTCATTGTGAGAGGACGTTTTGGGTCCATCGAGGAGTGGGCAAAGACAATGCCACTTACGTCTGCCCCGACCGAGTGCTCGGGAAACCCTGTCCCATCTGCGAGTATGTGAAAGCCCAAGCCGAAGATCCCGACGGCGATGTTGAGCTTGCCAAAAAGCTCAAGGCAAAAAAGCGCCAACTCTTCAACGTCTTCGATCACAAAGAAGAGGACAAGGGAGTTCAGCTTTGGGATATCTCATACCATCTGTTCGGCGAAGAGCTCAACGCCGCTATTGAAGCCGGCGAAGAGGAGGATGGGTTTGACACTTTCCACGACCCCGACGAAGGCTATTCAGTGAAGATCTTGGCCGAGGAAGACTCGTTCGGAGGTAGGACTTTCACCCGCACCAAACGCATTGACTTCGTTGAGCGAGATCCTCTTGACGATGAGCTGCTGGAAGCGGCAATCTGTCTTGACG